AGCAGGTACTAATGTAACAATTACTGAAGATGGTACAACTGGTCACTTTACATTTTCTTCAACAGACACCAACGATAACACACAAAACGTTTATACTTTAGGTGTTCCAGCTTCTAGTACAAAAATTAGATTAACTGGTAGCGGTCATGACGGAGCATCAACAGATGATGTAGAAATTGCTGGAAGTGGTTCAGTTACTGTAACAAGAAACAATGCTAATAAACTTACTATTAGTGGAACAGATACAAACACAGATACATTACAGTCTGTAGCTGATTCAAGTAGCAGTGCTGAAAACTTTGTAACATTCGTTGCTAATGCAAATGGTGCTCAAACAGCGGGATCAGATAGTACTTTTGTTTATATACCTAGTTCAGAAACATTAAAAGTTAAAAACCTTATTGTTTCAGGTGATCAAACAATATCTGATTCAACTGTAAAAGTTGTAGAAGATAATACATTACAATTTGAAGGTGCTTCAGGTTCTACTAACACTACAGAGTTAAACCTTACAACAGGCGTACTTACTGGTGCTGATAAAACAGTTACTCTTAAAAACGAAAGTGGTACTGTTGCTTTAACAAGTGATATTAAAAATGCTACAATAACTATTAGTGCTGGAGCTGGTTTAGTTACTGGTGGTGCTTTTGGAACAAACCAAGCGACTAACGAAACTATAACTATTGATCACGAAGATACTTCTAGTCAAGCTTCAGTAGATAACTCAGGTTTAAATGTAATACAAGATGTTACATTAGATACCTTTGGTCACGTTACTGGTTTAGGATCTGTTGATTTACAAAGTGGTGTAGATGGTAGAATAACAGCTAGAGAATTTTCAGGCACAATAGGTAATGCTTCAGCAACAGTATTCAACATTGATAACGCTAACGCTAGTTCACCTCACATAAATCATGGATTAGGCACTACTTCAGATTCATTTATGGTTCAACTAATTGAAGTTGATACTGGACTTACTGCACACGCTGATGTTGCTAGAAAAACAGGTGGTAGAGTTCAGGTTACCTTTGGAACTGCACCTGCTGCAAACAACATTAGAGTTCTTATTACCAAAATAGGTTAATAACAAAATAAAATAAAGCGGTACGTGAGTACCGTTTTTTTTACTATTCAAATAAATTAATATGCCAATACCATTTCTTTCAGATATTTCGTTAAATACTACAGATCCTACAATTACTCTTTTTGATAATAGTGGCGCTAATACTGATCCAAATGGTAGAATAGTATTTAAAGAAACTGCATCTGGTGAACACTTTGATATAAAATATGATGGTTCTTCAGATAGATTAGAGTTTAGAGGAAAAGTAGGTACTAATGAAAATACAGATTTAGTATATATAAATAGAAGCCTAACCACCACAATGGAAGTTCTAGGCGGAGCAACTTTTTCAGGTAATGTTACTGCTAATGGCGTTTTACTAACAGGAAATACTGGTACCGTAACTGGAACTGGTGTTGATAATAGATTAGCTATTTGGAATGGAACAACAGCTATTGATTCTGATGGAGATTTTTTTGTAAGTGCATCTACTTTACACGTAAATGGATTACAGATTACATCTCATGATAATTTTTATAGAGAAACTATTAATAGTGCTAGTGGAGGAGAATCATTTAATGCTAGCAACGGATGGCATAGAATAATTGAACTGTCAGGTGGTCAAGGTAGAGGTAAATGTCGTTTCTTAATACAAGGAGGTGGTGGCACTGGTACGCCTTTTAGATTTGAAGCTATAGTTAATACAGCTTGGTCAAACGCTAACGCTTCATTAACAATATTACATAGTAGTTATCCAAACTTTTTAACTCACATAAGAGTTGTAAGAAATTCAACATCAGGTAAGTCTTTTGTAGATATAAAAGGTAGCGGTGAGGATCATCTAACAGTAACAATACTTCCAGATGGTTCTACAGAAGCATCTATTGTAAACTTTACAAATGTAAATACATTGCCAACTGGTGATAGTAAACAAATAGAAAGAGGTATAACAGGTTTTGTTTTCTTTACTGCAACTGGTACTGGTGCTGATACAAATGGTGAAGAACCTTTTGGTATAAAATACGATGGTGATGTTTTTACTAAAGAGATAAATTTACCTAGTGGTTTTAGATTAGAAAACGTAAGTGGTGGTTATGCTAAGTTTTCTAGTTGGGTTAATGTAAGCAACACAGGTTTATTCACCACAGAAGATATGTTTTTTGATCTAGATGATTCTAGTTCAAGATTTGTTGTTAGAGGTGTTAATAACGCGGAGTTGTTTGAAATAGATACATCAGATAATAATACCGCGACTTTTGCAAGTACAGTAAAAGCGTATGGTAATTCTGATACAATACCAGGTCTTGAAATTTATTCTGATTCTAACCATGGAATGAGGATTTTACATAGAGGTACTGATGGAGATTTTAGTTTTGAGCGTAGATTAAATGGTACTAACACAGAATTTTTAAAAATTGGTAGAGCAAATGGCAACGCAACTTTTGCAGCAAAAGTAACAATCAATGACCAATTATTTGCAAACGCAGTTGGTAATAATTCTCACATATTAACGAATCAAAGTAATAATGGCTCGGTATTAGTACTAACATCTACTGGCGACAATAGAACATTAACATTACAAAGTGATCATGTATTTTCTAATGGTGCTCTTTTCATTGGTAATAATAGTCACGCAACAAATTTTAGGGGTTCATCATATAATTTTGAAACTGGTAACGCAACTTTTGCAGCTAGCGCACTGGTTGGTGGAAGGTTAGAAATACAAAGTGGATCTATTAGTGATACATTAATAAATAGTAATCTTGTTACGTCTTCTTCAACTACAACAACAGTTCTTAGTGTAAGTGGTACTACCTATGAAGCTGCGTTTTTTGACTATTTGATTAAAAATGGTACTAACGTTAGAGCCGGTACTGTTATGGCTGTTCACGACGGAACAAACGTAGAATTTAACGAAACATCAACAGTTGATTTAGGTGACACATCAGATGTAACGCTAAGTGTAGATCTAGTGTCGTCTAATTTTAGTTTAAAAGCAACAACTACTTCAAGCAGTTGGACAATTAAAGCATTGGTAAGAGCAATATAATGGGAATAGCAAGAGGAATAAATATAGAAAAAGAAGATTTAATATTCGGTTATGACAGTGGTTATGGAGTAGCAGATCCAGGCGAGTCTACTAGATTTTATAAAGGTAAGCCTACTACAAATTTAGTATCAACATCAAGCGCCGCGTTTATACATGCTACTAGTAGTGGTAACGCTGGTAGTGTTGTAGATGCTCCTGAAAAAGGTCCTGGTTGGAAAAAAGTAACTATAACAGCTAGAGGAAGCAACTTTAGAACTGTTCAAATGGGTAGCTATGTAACTTTACAAAGTGGTGTTACTTACGCACAATCTTTTGAAGCTGACTGGGGTAATTTACGTGGTAAAGGTTATACACTTACTCAAGACGGTAGTGGTGGTGGTTCAAGAAATTACTTTGTAAATAGAAATTATAACACAGGATCTACATCAAATGTGTCAATAGACAATTCACTTAATAATGGTCATATTGGTATGAACATAAATAAATCTGGTGGCACACATGTACACGTACCATTTATATATAATACAGGCGGTACAAACACTAGTGGTTTAAATGACTTTTTTTATTATAAAAATCTTCAATTAGAAGAAGGTACAATACCAACACCATATGTTACTGGCTCAAGATCAAACACATCTAGTTTAATAGATTTGAAAAAAACATTAAGCTTTGATTTATCAAATTTATCTTTTGATTCAACCGGACAGCCTGAGTTTGATGGATCTGATGATGTGATACCTATAACTAGTACTAATTTAGGAAACGGAGCTTGGACAATAGACGCAGTAATAGAGCAAGATGCGTATGGTTATAATATTCTTTCAAATAGTTCTGGAGGACCAGTTACTAATGGTTTTGGAACAAATAATAATAGAATATTTTATAGACATTACAATGGTAGCTGGCAAAACAGGCAAGGTACCTCTACTACAGTAGATTTAAATAGAAAATATTATTTAACGTGGGTGAATAAATCTAATGCCACTATGGACATGTATGTAAATGGTGTTAAAGATTCCGTAAGTGGTTTTAGTAGCGTTACAACTAATGGAGGACCTGTAAACGCTATAGGAAGAAATTGGTTTAGTTATTACAATGGTCATATATACGTAATTAAATATTACAAAAAATCATTGACAGAACAACAAGTATTAAATAATTTTAAAGCATATAAAAACAGATTTAATTTATAATTATGGCATTTGAAAATAGAAGATGGTTGGTTATACCAACTGATAAAATAGACGATATAAACTTTGATCAAGTTTTAGAACCAAATAAAGAATCTTTGAGAAAATCAATAGACGGTAGTGAAACTTTTATCAAATATCAAGTAGATATTGTAAAAGAAGATTATGAAACTACATATACTGAAGCTAACACTATGGAAGAAAAAACTTACACCGTAAAAGCTGGCGTTTATGGTAGACCTGATATTTATAGCTCAGAATACAAAGAATATAACCACGAAGATGTATTAGATTTATTATCTACGGAAAAGTGGAGTAAAAAAGAAGAATAAAAATGGGTTTAAAACATAACACAGGTGTTACTAACGATGGTTTAGTTTTTGGTTATGATACAGGTATAGGTGTTAACAACAATGAAACTGGAACTAGATTTTATCCAGGTGAACCAACAACAAACTTACATTCATCTACTCAGTCACAGAACCAACTTATTGGCATGTCAGGTGTTTCTTTAAGTTACGTTGGTGAAGAAGATGGTTATTTAAAATACTCAATGAGTGGTACTTTTAGCGGTGGCTCATATCCGTATATAATGCGTCTTGCTAATACTTCTTTTACTGGTGGTGTTAAATATTCTACGCAAGCTAAAATAAAAACAAACGTGCCACATAAATTTAATTATTTTGGTACAACTGGTGTTAGTTACGTAAATCAACCTATGGATCACGGTGGCACGGTAAGTAGTGTTCTTAAAGATGATGGTTGTTATTTAGTTAAAAGAGAAGGTTTTGCTTATACATCAACCACAAGTCAACCTGGTTACTTATTTACAAACCCAATTAATAATACTACTTTTAGCAGCGGAACAGATTTTGTTTTTATTAAAAACTTTCAAGTAGAGCAAAAAGATCATTGTACACCTCATACACCAACGTCTAGAAGTAACACTAATAGTTTAATTGATTTAAAACGTAATCTTAGTGTAGATCTTTCTAGTGTATCTTTTGATTCAACTGGTCAACCAGTATTTGATGGCACAGACGATAAAGGTGTTATAAATAACTTTCCACACATTTGGGCTGATTCTATGTCTATGGAGTGTGTAGTCAAGTTTGAAGACAGTGGTAGATCAATAATATTTGGAAATTTTAATGTAGGTGCACATGATGTTAACTTTGAACAGTCTGGTGGCGCTTTAAGAATGTATTGGAATAGAGGCGAAAGAAATATTTTTACAGCTAGCAATGTTGTTACAACAAATGGATCTAGTTATCATCACTGTGTTATTGTCAGAGATGTTTATAATAATTGTTTTAAATTTTATGTTGATGGTGTTTTAATTAATACAACTTCAAACTCTGGAACTAATATAACTTTTACATCAGCTAGTGGGTTTACGATACCTTCAGGTTTTAACACATTTAGGTTTGGTGGAGACACTAGAAATGGAGATACAATACACAACGGTGAAATACCAATAATAAGAATATATAACAGATGTTTAAAAGCAAACGAAGTATCTATAAATTATAGTGCTTATAAAAATAGATTTAATATATAATGTATAAAGGACCAAAAATTAATAGTGAAGATATATTTTGGGGTTATGATACCGGTTATAATGATAGTGGTGTTAGTTTGTCTAATGGTCACAAAACAAAAGGCCCAGTTCACACTAATTTATTAGAAAACATAGCGAATTCTACTTCAGATTTTAATAACACTGGAAGAAGTGCTAGGTACGGAGAAAAAATATGTTATATACCTACATTAGGTGATGTTAACGTTAGATATTGTGATTATTTTAATAATCATGGTAATGCCGATGGTAGTGGTAATACAGCTGGATCAACTTGTTGTCCTAACTTATTTAATTATCATGGTAATAACCCATATATACCAATTGAAGCTAGTACTAGTTATACTTATTCTATTATATATAAACATAGCGATAATTATACACATCCTAATTTTATGTACAGATATGAGAGAAACTCATCTGGTAGCACTTTAACAGAAGGTGGTGTATACAGTACGTCTAGCGATAGAAGAACTCATTTAGGCGACGGATGGTATCACGCTTGGGGATCATTTACAACACAATCAACAGCCGCGTATATGTTAGCATATTCATTTTTATATAACTACGGTAGAACATATCATAGATATTATGTAGCTGGAATATCTCTTGTTAAAAACCAAACCAGTAGTACTCATTTTATAGTACCACCTCAACATATGGTTATACCAGTAGCTCATACGGCTGGAGTTTCAACAACCGAGTCACTTGAAAACTTAAATAAAGCTGGTGCAACTATTAACGTAAATAATACCAGTAATACTGAAAAAGGAGCTTTAACATTTGACGGAACAGATGATTGTATTGATATAAACAACACTCTTAACTCAATAGGTTCTTTAGCTACTTTTGAAGCGGTATTTAAATCAATTGAAACAAACGATATTTTTAGAGTAATATTAGGTTGGGGTAACGGAAGTAGTAATTATTCGAGTATAGGTATCGGTAATTTAACCGGTGGATATAATAACGAATCATTACACTTAATATTAGATGGAGGCACAGTGCAAGTTCACGTTAGAGAAGGTCATACTGCTTTTAAGGATAACAATTATCACCATGTTGTTGTTACTGCTGGACAAAATAACTACTCTATATGGGTGGATGGTGTTGAAAAAAATTTAACGTTTCAAGCTGGTAGTCAATCAACAAACTTTGATCAAATAGTAGGGTATAATAGTAATATAGTTGCTCACGTAGGTAAAAGGCCTCATTATAATAATTATTTTAAAGGTGAAATACCTGTTGTTAAAGTACACGACAAAATACTTTCAGATCAAGAAATAGTACAAAATTATAAAGCATATAAAAATAGATTTAATATATAACCCGGAAAATGAAAGGTAATTATGGCAAATGAATTTAAAGTAAAAAAAGGTCTCATAGTAGACGGCTCAGGAACTGTAGTAGACGTACAGGGTACTGCAGGACAATTATTCTCTGTAACAGATAGTTTACAAGGAGATATATTTTCTGTGTCAGATGTGTCTGGTATACCTATACTAAACGTTAACTCTAGTGGTATTGTAACTGTTGATGGCAATATTCAACTAGCAGATGAAGATAAAATAGAATTTGGTAGCTCTCAAGATTTTTCAATACGCCACACTGGCGCTAATACATTTCTTAGAAACGAGACTGGAACATTAGTTTTAAAAAACATAGCTGATGATAAGGGTATAGCTTTTCAAGCTGATGATGGTAGTGGAGGCGTAGCAACTTACTTTGAGTTAGAAGCAGATCAATCAACATCCTCAGCGTTATACACAACGTGGGGAGATAATTCAATAATAGCATTAGGAGACTCTAGAGACCTTCAGATATACCATAGTGGATCACATAGTTACATAAAAGATGCTGGAACAGGTAGTTTATATTTTAATGCCAATGGCTCAGATAGGTTTTTTATAGGTAGTGATGTTGCTGTTTTAGGATCAACAGATTTTGCAATACCACAAGGTAGAAAATTATTATTAGATGGCATTGGTGGTCATACTTATCTAGAAGAAGAATCAGACAGTAACCTTAAGTTTTATGTAGCTGGCGGTGAAAGAATGAATCTAACAAACGCAGTCTTAAATTTAACAGTTGGCATATCAATGACCGATAGTATATTAATAAATTATACTGGTAGTGATGGCCAAAATAATGATGCTGGATTAAAAATCATGAATGATGGTAACGATTGGGGTGCTTATATTAGAAAACATAGTAATGGTAATTTTGGATTAAGAATAGATTCTGGCGGAAATAATGCTATTAGTGTATATTCAACAACTGGTGGTAGTACAAAAACTTTTAACCTTAATGGAGGTACGGGTGATGGAGTTTTTGCGGGTAATGTAGCTTTAGGCGACGGCACTTTACAAACTTATCATGCAAATGTCACAAGTGTTTTAGCAATGGACGATCAAACTAGTTTGTTTACTAGAGCTGATCAACTTTTCCTAGCAAATAATTGTTTTTATAATTCAAGTGATGCGGGTACAGCTATTGAAGCTGGTAAAACATCATTAGTACAGTTAGACAGAGATAAGATAAGATTTTATTTTACAGCTTCAGCTAGTGCAGGTGGTACTGTTTCTTTCCAAGAAAAATTTAGACTTGATGATTCTGGTAACGCAGATTTTCAAGGTAATGTAATTTTAAATAGTAGATTAACATTTGATCATGGAGGTGATCATTATCTTGAGGCTGGTACAAATAGTTTGGCTTATAAAAACGCTAGTGGTACTTCTGCAATGATACTTAACGCTAGCTCTGGTAACGCAGATATTACAGGTGACGTTTCAGCGCCAAGATTTCAAGGAAAAACATATCCTTACAACACAACAGTTGGTCACACAGCAAACGCAACAACAACTTTTATTGTAGCTGGCTCATCAGCTCAAACAAGTATTGAGCTATCAGGTGGTGATGTAAACTCAAATATAGTATTTAAAACACCTGATTCAAGTAATGTTGAAAGAACAGCACTTTCACTTGATACAAGCCAAAATGCAAACTTTGCAAACGTTGCTTTATTCAACGATAATAAAGGTATTAATTTTGGTAATAGTAATGCAAAAATCTACGGCTCAAGTGCTGATGGAATAAAATTTAATGCAGGTGGTTCTGAGGCAATGAGATTAAATCAATCTGGTAATTTAACTTTAGACCCTGGAACTTTAATTAGTGCTGGTGGAACGGTGTTAGATATACAAGGTTCTGAAGGTCAGTTATTCTCAGTTACAAATAGTTTAACTGGTGATTTATTTTCAGTATCAGATGTATCAGGTATACCTATATTTAATGTAAATTCTAGTGGAACATCTACTTTTGATGGTGATGTGACTATTGATGGAACAGCTACCGCGACAAGCATTACTACTACTGGAACTTTAACCGCTGCAAACTTTTTACTAACAGGAACTGATGGGTTTAATTTGCCTTCTGGTGGTTTTGTTGATTGGGCAAATGGTGATGCTAGAATAGTTGAAGGTTTAGTAAATAACTATTCATTAAGTTTTCAAACATACGATGGTTCAGCTCTTAATACAGCATTAAGATTAGATGGTAATAACGGTGCAACTTTTAATGGTTTTGTTGTAACAGACGGTCAAGTTGGAGTTGATACATTTAGCCCATACACAGGAACAATGCTGCACGTAAGTGGCGCAACAACTGCTCCAAACACTTCAGCATCAAATCCAACAAACACAACAGCTTTGTTTTCTAATCAAGATGTAGCTTATGGTACTTTGTTTGCAACTCACGGTTCTGGTATAGGTGAGATAATGCAAAGAAGAACTAATACAGCTACGTATTATGATCTTCATTTACAACCTCACGGTGGTGATGCTGCTGGTGTTGGTATTGGTGGTAGTGTTGACGCTGGTTTTAAATTTCAAGTAAATGGTACTTCTAAGTTTAACGGAATTGTTGGTATGGGTCCAACTGGAATATATACAAGTGGTGCAACTGCTGCATTAAACTTACCAAGTTATGCTTTAGCCATAAAAAACAACGTATCTGGTAGTAATAATAATTGGAGTTATATAAGAAACACAGCAACTGGTAACCAAGCTAATTTAGAATTTACAAGTGGTGTAGGTATAGCTTTAACTTTAAATCACGACAAATCTGCAACTTTTGCAGGAGCAGTAACAGCAACATCATTTACTGGTGATGGTAGTAATTTAACAAATTTACCAGCTGGCTCAGCTCCATCAAATATGGTAACCACAAATACTACTCAAACAATATCAGGTAGTAAAACTTTTACTAATACAGTTGCTTTTAACAATACTGGCAGTTATAATGCTAGATTTGGTTACACGTCTGGTTCACAAGGTAGTCAAATTGAAAGCCCATCAACAGGTCTACACACATTTAGGTGTGATTCAGATAAATTAAGATTTTGGATGGGTGGAACTGGCGGTTCTCAAGAGACACTTACAATTGATCAACAAGGTAGAATAGGTATAAAAAAAGCCTCACCTGCTTACACTCTAGATGTAAACGGTAGTGTAAGTAATATATCTATATACGCTTCACATGATGTAGCTGCTTATTCAGATGCTAGAGTTAAAACAGATGTTGAAACAATACCAGATGCTTTAGAAAAAGTTAATAAACTAAGAGGTGTTACATTTAAAAGAACAGACGAAGGATCTAGTGATAAGAGAATGATGGGTGTTATAGCTCAAGAAGTATTAGATATAATACCAGAGGTTGTTAACAAAAGAGAATCAGATGGGCATTATTCAGTATCATACGGTAACATAGTAGGAGTATTAATAGAAGCTGTAAAAGAATTAACTGCTGAAGTAGAAGAACTTAAAAAACAAATTAAGTAATGGCTTTACCAACTTCAGGAACTTTGTATATTAATGGAATTAATTCAGTTTCAAATTGGGATAGAGGTATTTTTATAGAAAAAGTTGGAGCACCATTAGCTAATGATGGAATTGGACTATCTCAATGGAATACCGCTAACGCTGGAACATATCCACTTAGATTAAAAGAGCTCGCTGATGGAACTCAAGCCGGAACTATTAATTTATCAAATTTAAATGCTAATAAACCAGATACAAGTAACCCACAGCGTATGACTGAGTTTTATCAATATGATGATACTAACTCTGTTAATGCTTCACCTGGTAACTTTTTAAATATAAGTAATTCAGGTAACACAGGTAATACAATAACAGTTACTCATGCTAAATATAGTAACTGGGCAATACAACCATCAGGTATGCCAGCTAGTTTTGTTACTATAACTAGTGGCGCTAATCAATCTTTTTTAGGTAATGGTAGTATAGTTTTTAATGTGTCTGCTAATTCTACCTCTAGCACTAGATCAACAACCATAGTAATAACTTATTCCGTTGGAACTAGTAGTGGTACACATTATCCTACTGTAGGCTCTGACTCAACAACTACTAGAACTATAAACATTACACAACAGGCAGGTAGTGGTGGTGGACCAGGTGGTGGTGGTCCTCCTCCTCCAGGTGGTGGTGGTAGACCATAGGTAAAAACCGTGAAAATAGCGTAATAATATAAACATAGAAATAACTAAATAATTTAAAATGGCACTAGAAGGAAAATATATATGGAAAGGTGTAGAAATTAACGATGCTTATATCGTTATACAAAACACTAATTGCTCAGTAAACTATCCAATAGTAAATTCATTAAAAAGTGAAGCTACATATAATGAAGATGGTACTGTAAAAGATGAAGCTGTATATGAAAGTAATGTAACTAAAGAAATAATAGGCAGTTACACAGCTAACGTATACAAGGACAAAAATACTAGAAATACTGAACCAGAGCAAGTAATAGCATCAGTGTATGGTACTTATACACCTAAACATACAGCATCAGCTAAAAATGAGGTAGCTCAAGCTTATGCACATTTAAAAACAACAGACGCGTGTAAAGATCTTGCTGACGCTTAATAGCAAGATAAAATTAAATTTAATAAAATGGAAAAAGACGTAAAAGTAGAAGACATCGCTCAAGATGTAAAAAAGATTACTGATGAAGAGTTAAAATCAGTACAAGACAAGGTAAGCAGTATTAATCAAGCTCAAATGCAAGTTGGTGGTTTAGAAGTACAAAAAAATGTAGCTTTAGAAACTTTAAAAGGTTTGCAAATGGATTTACAAGCAATTCAAAAAGAACTTGAAGAAAAATATGGTAAAGTATCTGTTAATTTAAACGATGGTACTATATCTGAAATGCCTGAAAAAGATGAAGCTAATAAGAAAAATTAGTATAGGTAAGGACTATAAAAATGAAGCTATGCACTACTCCGTAGGCCAAGAGGTTTACGGAGGTCATACTATAGATTGTATTATTGAAGAAGACGATAAATATAGTGTTTTTATAAAGAAAAATGAAGAGGTTATACCTTGGAAAGATTTTAATAAAAACATGGCTATAGCAGTTGAGTACAATTTAGAATATTAATGAAAAGTCTTTATTGTTTTTTAGTAAAACCAGTAAACTCAAGATACAACAACGTTAAAAAAATTGGCAACAAAAGTCTTATTACTAATACTGAGAATTTTACACATCAAAATGTAAATAGAAACGCTATTGTGTTATCTACACCAAAAGCTTTTAGCACAAATATAAAGGTTGGAGATGAGGTTATAGTTCATCACAATGTTTTTAGAAGGTGGAAAGATGTTAGAGGTGTTGAACAAAACAGCAAGAGTTATTACAAAGAAGATCAATATTTTGTTCAAAAAGATCAATTATATTTATATAAACAAAATGGTAAGTGGAAGTCTATAGATAACTATTGTTTTGTAAAACCAATACACTCAAATAATATTTTTAGTTTAGAAAAAGAAACTCCTTATGTAGGTGTTTTAAAATATTCTAATAAAAGCGAAGAATTAAAAAACCTTAACACAGGTGATTTAATTGGTTTTACACCAGGTAGCGAGTATGAGTTTATAATAGATGATGAGCGACTATATAGAGTATTAACAAAAGCAATTACAATTAAATATGAATATCAAGGAGAAGAAAAAGAATATAATCCAAGCTGGATATAAAGCTGTAGACGAGTTAATTAAAGTTGCTAAAGAAAAGATAGTTGATAGTGATGATGATGTTTCTGCTGATAGATTAAAAAATGCTGCTGCAACTAAAAAACTAGCTATATTCGATGCTTTTGAAATATTAACTAGAATAGAGATGGAGCAGAGTATGATAGATGGTAAACCTGTTGAAGAACATAAAAAACAAAGCTTTACAGGTTTTGCTGAAAGAAGATCTAAGTAATGTATAATCAAACTCTTTATAAGGTTGTAGAACCTATAAAATTAAACACTATAAAAAGACTTAATAAAAAAAAGTCTTGGGAATACGGTTATAATAAAGAAAATGACGTTATTGTTATAAGTAAAAATGGTACAATTGGCGATGTGTATAGCATACAAGGTTTAAAAATAGCTTTGCCAAAAACACCTAAAAAAATACATAAGTTTGACAATAACACGTGGCAAGTAACACCATACCCTAAAGAATTAAACAGGATAAAAACAATATTTGATTGGCGCGAATATCCTCAAGATTTTAAAAATAAGTACATAGGCTATATAGAAGATGAGTTTACGAAAAGAGAAAATGGTTTCTGGTTTTACAATAATGGTATACCTACTTACGTTACTGGTACACATTATATGTATCTTCAATGGTCTAAAATTGATGTAGGGCATCCTGATTTTAGAGAAGCTAATAGGTTGTTTTATATATTTTGGGAAGCTTGCAAGGCTGATAATAGATGTTATGGCATGTGTTATCTTAAAAATAGACGATCTGGTTTTTCTTTTATGGCCTCTGGCGAAACAGTAAACATGGCTACAATATCCAGTGATGCTAGATTTGGTATACTATCTAAGTCTGGTCCTGATGCTAAAAAAATGTTTACAGATAAAGTTGTTCCAATATCAGTTAATTATCCGTTTTTCTTTAAACCGATACAAGACGGTATGGATCGACCTAAAACAGAGTTAGCGTATAGAGTGCCCGCTAGTAAACTAACAAGAAGAAATATAACTTCTACAGAAAACAAACCAGAAGAGCTTGAAGGATTAGATACAACTATAGACTGGAAAAATACAGGTGACAACAGTTATGACGGTGAAAAATTAAAACTGTTAGTGCACGATGAAAGTGGTAAATGGGAAAGACCTAACAATATATTAAATAACTGGCGTGTAACTAAAACAACATTAAGGTTAGGTAGTAGAATTATTGGTAAATGTATGATGGGTTCAACAAGTAATGCTTTAGATAAAGGTGGTGCTGAATTTAAAAAACTATATTATGACTCAGACGTTACAAAAAGAAACCGCAATGGACAGACTAGCTCGGGATTATATAGTTTGTTCATACCTATGGAATGGAACTACGAGGGATTCATTGATTCTAATGGACTACCTGTATTCCAAACGCCAGAAAAAGAAGTTAAAGGTCCCTATGGTGATTACATAGACACAGGTGTTATTGATCACTGGCAAAATGAAGCAGATGGTTTAAAAAATGATCAAGATGCTTTAAATGAATTTTATAGACAGTTTCCAAGAACTGAAGAACATGCTTTCAGAGATGAAACTAAAAATAGTATATTTAATTTAGTTAAGATATACGAGCAAATAGATATTAATGAAGAGGGTGTAGATTTTAATAAAGGTAATTTTCAATGGGCAGGTGGTATTAAAGATACTACTGTTAGATTTTTACCAAACCAACAAGGTAGATTTAATATATCATGGGTTCCACCTCTTCACTTACAAAACAAACAGGTTGTAAAAAACGGTTTAAAATATCCTGGCAATGAACATATGGGCGCGTTTGGTTGTGATAGTTATGATATATCAGGAACTGTTGATGGCAAGGGGTCTAAAGGTGCTTTACATGGTTTAACTAAGTTTAGCATGGAAGATTCACCTGCTAGTCACTTTTTTTTAGAATATATAGCTAGACCAGCAACCGCAGAGATGTTTTTTGAAGATGTTTTAATGGCTTTAGTTTTTTATGGGATGCCATTACTTGCAGAAAATAATAAACCTCGTCTATTGTATTATTTGAAAAGACGTGGTTATAGAGGTTACTCTATGAATAGACCTGATAAAATATGGAACAAATTATCTGTTGCTGAAAAAGAAGTTGGTGGTATGCCAAACTCTAGTGAAGATATTAAACAAGCTCATGCCGCTGCGATTGAAATGTATATTAATGATCACGTGGGTTTAAAAGCTGATGGTGAATATGGAAACATGGTTTTTAATAATACATTAAACGATTGGGCTGGGTTTGACATAACAAGAAGAACAAAATACGATGCAACTATTAGCAGTGGTTTAGCTATTATGGCTTGCAATAGACATTTGTACTCACCTAGAGCAAATGTTGAAAAAGAAAAAATAAACTTAAAGATAGCTAGATATAAAAATAGAGGTTATCATTCAAAATTAATAAAACAATAATATGGCTGAGTCTTACATGAGCAATTATTTTCCTAGTCAAGTGGTTAGTGACAATGAGAAATTATCTTTAGATTACGGTTTAAAAATAGGTAAAGCTATTGAAAGTGAGTGGTTTAAAAGAGACTCTGGTACAAATAGATTTGCTAGTAATCAAAATAATTTTCATAAACTTAGACTTTATGCAAGAGGAGAACAAGCTATTCAAAAATATAAAGATGAATTATCTATAAACGGTGATTTATCTTATCTTAATTTAGACTGGAAACCAGTGCCAATTATACCTAAGTTTGTAGATATAGTTGTAAACGGTATATCAGAAAGAACATTTGATATTAAAGCATACACACAAGATCCATACGGAGTTGATAAAAGAACTAAGTATATGGAAAACATATTAGCAGACATGAGATCTCAAGAATTAAATGAGTTTGCTGCTGAAGCTTTTGGTGTAAACTTACAGTCTAGCAATGTTAATCCTCTTCCAGATAATGAAGAAGAGTTACAACTACACATGCAGCTTAATTATAAACAAGCTGTTGAAATAGCAGAAGAACAAGCTATAAACGTGTTATTAGATGGAAATAGATATGAGTTAATACGTAAAAAAGTAAATTATGATTTATGTGTTTTAGGTATAGGTTGTGTTAAAAACTCTTTTAATAAAGCTGAAGGTGTTAAAGTAGAATATGTAGATCCAGCTAACGTTGTGTATTCATACACTGAAGATCCATATTTTGAAGACATATATTATTTTGGTGAAATTAAAACAATACCTATAAACGAAATAGTTAAAGAGTTTCCTCATTTAACAGAACAAGAATTAAAAAAATTACACAACCAAGGTCATCAAACTACAGGTTTTTATAATAGAAGTTTAGCTGAATCAGTTAATCAAGATAAAAACCAAATACAAGTTTTATATTTTAATTATAAAACTTATATGAACGAGGTTTACAAAACAAAAGAAACAGCAACAGGTGGTGATAAGATTATAGTTAAAGATGATCAGTTTAATCCACCCACAGAATTACTTGAGGAAAGATTTGGTAAATTATCTAAACAAATAGAAGTTTTGTTTGAAGGCGCGATGGTTTTAGGTACTAAACAAATGCTTAGATGGCAGTTGGCTAATAACATGATGAGACCTAAAAGTGATTATACTAAAGTTAAAATGAATTATAGTATAGTAGCTCCAAGAATGTATAAAGGTAAAATTGAATCATTAGTTGGTAGAATAACTACGTTTGCTGATATGATACAGTTAACTCATTTAAAAATACAACAAGTAATGTCTCGTATGGTACCAGATGGTGTTTATTTAGATGCTGATGGTTTAGCTGAAGTTGATTTAGGTAATGGCACAAACTATAATCCACAAGAAGCATTAAATATGTTTTTTCAAACTGGTAGTATTATAGGTAGATCATTTACATCTGATGGTGATATGAACCCAGGTAAAGTGCCAATACAAGAAATACAAAGTGGCGCTGGTGGCGCTAAACTAGCATCATTGATACAAACATATAACTATTACCTACAAATGATCAGAGATGTGACCGGGTTAAACGAGGCACGTGATGGTAGTATGCCTGATGCAAAGACTTTAGTTGGTGTACAAAAATTAGCGGCCGCTAATAGCAACACAGCAACCAGACATATACTTCAAGCAGGTTTGTTTTTAACTACAGAGCTAGCAGAGTGTTTATCTCTTAGAATATCTGATATTATAGAATATTCACCTACAAAAGATGCTTTTATACAAAAGCTAGGTAGACATAATGTTGCTACTTTAAAAGAAATGGCTGATTTACATTTATATGACTTTGGTATATTTATTGAATTAACACCTGATGAAGAAGAAAAAGCTATGCTTGAAAATAATATTCAGCAAGCTTTACAAAAACAAGGTATAAACTTAGAAGATGCTATTGACATTAGAGAAATAAAAAATGTTAAACTTGCTAATCAGTTGTTAAAACTAAAACGTAAGAAAAAAGCTGAAGAAGATGCAATGCTTCAACAGCAAAATATACAACAGCAAGCTCAAGCTAATGCTCAAGCTCAACAAGTAGCCGCGCAAGCTGAAGCACAAAAAAATCAAGTTATAACTCAAAACCAAATGCAACTTGAGCAAACTAAGTCACAGCTAGAAACTGAAAAAATGATGAAAGAAGCTCAACTTAAAAAAGAGTTAATGAATCACGAGTTTCAACTTAACATGCAGATAGAGCAAATGAAAGCTAATACTGCTAAAGCTAGTGAAGATAATAAAGAAAACCGCAAGGACGAAAGAACTAAAATCCAAGCGAGTCAACAATCTGAATTAATAGATCAAAGAAATAATAAAAAACCACCTAAAAACTTTGAATCTTCAGGTAATGATATAATGGGTGGTGGGTTCGGCATGAATGCATTTGAACCAAGATAATTTGTTTAATTTTATAATATTATATTATGGCTAAAAAAAAGAAAGCTGAAGCGGTTGAAGAAATCGTTGAAGAAACACAAGAACAGCCTGTTGCTGAAGAGCAAAAGGTTGAAGAACAAACTTCACCTAATGAAGTAAAAGAAGATGGTACTTTAAAAGTAGATTTAGATAAATGGGCTAAAATAAAAAAAGAAGACAAGTCCGATGTGGCTAAAGTTGATTTATCTAAAAAAGAAGAAACTAAAGAAGAAGTAAAAGAAGAGGTAAAAGAAGAACCTATTGAAGAGGTTAAAGATGAAAAAACAGAAGATGTAGTTGAAGAAACACCTGCTGTTGAAGAAATTACTGAAATAGAGGTTGAAGAAAAAACAGAAGAGTTACAAGAAGCTGTTGAAGAAGCAGTTGTTGAAGCTCAAGAAACAGGTGAGCCACTACCAGAAAATATACAAAAGGTAGTAGAGTTCATTAATGAAACGGGTGGTACACTTAGCGACTATGTTAGATTAAATCAAGATTATTCTAACATGGACGACAACGACTTGTTAAATGAGTACCTAAAACAAACAAAACCACATTTAAACGATGAAGAAAGATTATTTGTTATGGAAGATCTTTATTCATGGGACGAAGAGGTTGATGACCCAAAAGACATTAAAAGAAAAAAACTGGCATTGAAAGAGCAAGTTGCGAATGCCAAAAGCCACTTGGACGGGCAAAAGTCCAAATATTACGCTGAAGTCAAAGCTGGTTCACGATTAAATCCTGAACAACAAAAAGCTGTAGACTTCTTTAATCGTTACAATGAAGACGCAAAGACTACTGAGAGAAATAAGTCTATCTTTGAAAAAAGAACAAATGAGGTTTTCAACAATGAATTCAAAGGTTTTGAATATAAAGTTGGTGAAAAGCGATTTAGACTTAATATCAAAGAGGCAGACAAGGTTAAAGAAACACAAAGCAACATTAACAATTTTGTAAGTAGATTTACTAATAAAGATACACAAGCTGTTGAAGATGCTAAAGGTTATCATAAATCTTTGTTTACCGCAATGAATCCAGATCTTGTAGCAAATCACTTTTATCAACAAGGAAAAGCTGATGCTATAAAAGAAAGTATGGCAAAAGCTAAAAATGTTGACATGTCAGCTAATCAAACACATCCAAATGTGATTGAATCAGGTGGTATGAGAGTTAGAGCTGTAAGTGGTAATTCATCTAACGACTTTAAAGTAAAGATTGGGAGAAATCCAAATAAAATAAGTTAAACATTAAAAATTAAAAACTATGCCTTTTATTAATCCTGCTCAAGGCGCTGAGTTAAATCATTTAACTCCTCGTCCGACGCAATCCCTATGGGGAGACAATTATTTGAGCTTCGATTCTGCATCTGGCGGTGGAACATTCGCACAACAGTTTTTACCTGAAATTTATGAAAAGGAAGTAGAGAGATATGGAAAAAGAACTATCTCTGGTTTCCTTAAAATGGTAGGAGCTGAAATGCCACTTGCTTCTGATCAAGTTATTTGGTCTGAACAAGGAAGATTACACATCGCATATGATTCACTACAATCTGGAGCTAACACTGTACAAGTACAAGATGCTGGTAATAACTTACTTACTTTACCTACTGATCACTTAGTACAACAATTTGATACAATTATCATAGTAAACAATGAGTCAGCTAGACTAGGAAACACTCTTAAATGTAGAGTTTCTGCAATCAACGTTGGAGGTAACGCACAAAGAATTACTGCACTACCTTATACTCAAGCTGCTATCGGAGATACTCTTTTCCAAGATGGTGACGATATTAAAGTGTTTGTTTATGGTAATGAATATCCAAAAGGTTCTTCAGGAGTCGTTGGTAGTATAGATGCTGGGTTTACTCAGTTTTCTAACAGACCTATCATTTTGAGAGACAGATACCAAGTTAATGGTTCTGACACTGCTCAAATCGGTTGGGTTGAAGTTACTACTGAAAACGGAGCTTCTGGTTACCTATGGTATTTAAAATCAGAGCACGAAGCAAGGCTAAGATTTGAAGACTACTTAGAAATGTCTATGTTAGAAGCTGAGGAAGTAGCTGCTACATCAACTATTTCTGGTGTTCAAGGTTCTGAAGGTCTTTTCGCTGCTATCGAGTCTAGAGGTTTAGTATTTACTGGTACTGATTTTGATGTTCACAGAACTGCTGCAACTAGTGCAACTGGTTTTGTAGGTGAGCATACAGGTTTAGACGAGTTTGATACTATTCTTAATGAATTAGACAAGCAAGGTGCTATTGAAGAGAACATGATGTTCTTAGATAGAAACACTTCTTTAGAAATTGATAACATGCTAGCTGCTCAAAATTCTCACATGCATGGTGGTGCTTCTTACGGAGTATTTAACAATGCTGAGGATATGGCACTAAATTTAGGTTTCTCTGGTTTCAGAAGAGGTTCTTATGACTTCTATAAGTCTGACTGGAAATACTTAAATGACTCAACTACTAGAGGAAACTTGACTGATATTCAAGGACTATTAGTACCAGCTGGTACATCTACTGTGTATGATCAATCTATGGGTAAAAATATCTCTAGACCATTCTTACATATTAGATATAGAGCTTCTGAAGCTGATGATAGAAAGATGAAATCATGGATCACTGGATCTGTTGGTGGAAACTATACTTCTGACGCTGATGAGATGGTAGTTAACTTCTTATCTGAAAGATGTTTATGCGTTCAAGCAGCAAACAACTTCGTATTATTTAAGAGCTAATTGCTAAATATTATTAAGGTAAGGGCGCTTCGGCGCCCAATACCTTATTTTTTAACTTTTTAATTATATTATATCATGGAAAAATACAAAGACAAATTGTATGAGTTGATAGGTTCAAAACAACCAATATTGAACAAGATACCATCAAGACATACTAGAAAACAACCTTTAATGTGGTTTGACGAAGAAAAAGGATATAACAGAGAACTAAGATATGCTACAAACCAAAAGTCACCATTTGTTGACGAACAAACAGGTCCAGCAACTTTAGGTCATGTTGCTTTTAGAAACGGTAAATTACACGTAGAAGGTAGACAACAAAACTTAATTAAATTTTTAGAACTTCACCCACTAAACGGTAAGTTGTTTAAAGAATTTAATAAAGTTGAAATAGCTGAAGATGAATTAGATTACTTAGAATTTAAAGTTGAATCTATGAGATATGCAAAAGAAATGGATATAGATCAAGCAGAAGCTATTTTAAGAGTTGAAGTTGGTAGTGAAGTTAGTAAAATGACTACCAAAGAAATAAAAAGAGATCTTATTGTAATGGCTGAAAGAAACCCTAAACTATTTTTAAGTTTAGTTCAGGACGATAATATTATGTTGAGAAACACAGGTATTAAAGCTACTGAAGCTGGTATACTAGAACTTACACCAGATCAAAGAATATTTAAATGGGCATCAAATGGTAGAAAGCTATTTGAAGTACCGCACGAAGAGCATCCTTATTCAGCATTAGCCGCTTGGTTTAAAACTGACGAAGGTATGGCTGCTTTAAAAACAATTGAAAAAAGATTAAATTAATAATCACTTTATAGAGTAGTCACTCTATATGAGTGGCTACTACTATAAAAAATAAAAATATGGTCAATATAAATACAGTATATCAAAGAGTATTAACCATTGCTAATAAAGAGCAACGAGGATATATAACTCCACAGGAGTTTAATATACTTGCTAATCAAGCTCAAATGGATATATTTGAGCAATACTTCTATGATTTAAATCAATATCATAGAATATCAAGCATAAATGAAACTATATATACAGATACTGTAGACATCTTACAAGAAAAGATAGATCACTTTGAAAAATTTAGACAAGCTGTAGATATGAGTAATGGAGGTGGTGTAGGTATACTACCTGATTATTATCGTATGGGAGCTTTATATTTTAAAAAAGCTGGTCGATACTATGAGATAGAAAACGTAGAACAAAACGAGCATCATATATACTTAGGATCACCATTAACAGCGCCAACCGCTACTAGACCTATATATGTTAGGTTTTCAACTCCAGGTGACAATCAACAAAATAGGGAGCAAAGAATACAAATATACCCTGAAACAATCACATCAAACGTACAGTGTAACTTTATCGCTAGACCATCAACAGCAAGATGGGGTTATAATATAGTAAACGACAAAGCATTATATAACCCAAGCCCTACCTATACAACTCACTTTGAACTACACGAATCAGAAGAAACTGATTTAGTATTTAAAATATGTGCTTTAGCTGGTATTGTTATAAAAGACACTATGTTTTATCAGCAAACTGCTCAAGAAGAAGTAAAACAAATACAACAAGAAAAACAATAACATATGCCATTATTTAATATACCTCAACAACAATATTACGACAATAGTCAGACATTAGTTAGTAATGGTAACGCGGCATTACCTCCACTACTTTTTGATCCGCTGCCTACTTCAGAAGCTGATTTTGATTTATTTGTTGCCGGTAATGAAATAGCTGGTAACCTATATGCGTACAACGCTAGTAACGGTGTTATAACAATGGACACTGCTTTAGCTACCGGCACGCAAGTTATAGTTAGACAAATAGCTCAAAACGAGCAACTTGGTAATTATCAATATATAGGTATTGACGATTTAATAGCAAACTTTCAAGTTAACTATGTAGGTGAAGATAAAATAATAAGAAAAGTTAAAGTGCCTGAAATATCATTTCACGTACAAAGAGCCATTGCAGAGTTAAGCTATGATACTTTAAGATCAGAAAAAACACAAGAAATAGAAATACCTCCTTCATTAAGCATGAGATTACCTCACGATTATGTTAATTATGTTAAGTTATCATGGAAAGATGATGCTGGTATTGAAAGAGTTATATATCCTGCTAGAAAAACAAGTAATCCAAAAGCTTTGCTGCAAGATGACTCTTTTGATTACACGTTTGATCAAGATGGTACTTTATTAGAAGCTTTAGAATCAAACACATGGACTGATTTTCAAAACTCAGCAAGCATAGATAATAATGTTGAAAACGTAAGTGGACCTGATGTTGATGCTACTTTAGCTGAAGGCAGAAGATATGGTCTTCAACCAGAAAATGCTCAGTTTAATGGATTATATTTTATAGATAATAGTAGAGGTTATATATACTTTAGCTCTGGTATAAACGGTAAAACCGTAACATTAAAATATATAAGTGATAGTTTAGGTACTGAAGATGAGATAAGAGTACATAAGTTTGCTGAAGAAGCTGTATACAAGTGGACTGCTCACGGTATATTATCATCAAGAGTTAATACACCAGAGTATATTATAGCTAGATTTAAAAAAGAAAGATTTGCATCTGCAAGAAAAGCAAAGTTAAGATTATCTAATTTAAAAGCAGAAGAACTTAACTTGATAATGAAAAACAAATCAAAACAAATAAAACATTAATATGCCTGAATTAAAGAGACAATTTGGTGGAGGTGCTATGAATAAGGACCTCGACGAAAGATTAGTTCCTAGTGGTAAATATAGAGATGCGTTAAACATACAAGTATCTAGTTCTGAGGCTAGTGATGTAGGCGCTGTAACAAATATATTAGGTAATAGAAGACCATATGGAAATGCTTTGTCTAATTTAGGTAACAATGCCAAGTGTATAGGTGCTTATGCTCATGCTAGAACAGAAATGATATACTGGTTTATAGCTAGTGACACTAAGTCTTTAATACTAGAATACGATCAAACATTAAACATTGTATCACCTGTTTTAGTTGATACACAAGGTATTCTAGGTTTCAATGATAATTTTTTTATAACAGGTATAAATATAATTGATGATTTATTATTTTGGACAGATAACCAAACAGAGCCTAAAAAAATAAACATAAAAACTTGGAAAAGTTATAACAGCTCAAATAACAATTATACACACACACAAATAAACAGTGCTAATTTTATAGAAGATCAAATAACTGTAATTAAAAAAGCACCATTATCCTCGCCAACAATAGCAATGTCTGCTTCAAAACGAACAGGTATTATAGAAACCACGCTAATTCAAAAATCTTTTACAGCAACGTCAGATCCATTTGATCCAATAGATACAGGTAACTATGGCAATGTAACTTTTACAACAGCGCCTAATTTTTTAGTTGGTGATAAGTTAAGAGTAACGTTGCTAGATGGTAGCGATGACGCTGAAGTTATATTAAGCGTAACAGCTGTAGTTTCAACTACTGTTTTTACTGTCAACGCTGATGTTGTATCAGAAAGTATTGAAGAAGGTAATCAAGACTGGAAAGTAGAACTTATTGAAGAAAAACCTATGTTTGAATTTAAGTTTCCAAGATTTGCTTACAGATATAAGTTTGATGACAACGAGTATTCTTCTATAGGACCGTATAGTGAGGTTGCTTTTTTACCAAGCGATTTTGATTATGCACCTAAAAAAGGATATAATAAAGGCATGGTTAATACAATTAGGTCTTTAAAAATAGGTGGCTTTACAGCAGGCGCACCTCATGGCGTTAAAGAAATAGATATACTATATAAAGACACAGCTAGTAATAATGTATATACAGTACAAAGTATAAAAATAACAGATCCAGAATATACAGCAGGTACTAACGGTGAAATAGAAATTACATCAGAAGTTATATTTAAAGTTTTACCTTCAATACAAACGCTAAGGCCATATGATAATGTGCCTAGACAAGCAAAAGCACAAGCTTTATCTGCAAACAGAATAATGTATGGTAATTACTTAGAAAATTTTGATATGATAGACGCCGGCGGCGCTAATATTAGTGTTAAATTTGACGTGTCAATAGTTCAAAATCCTAGCGTAACCACACTACCAAGAGAACCTTATCCGTCTATTAAATCACTTAGAACGTATCAAGTTGGTGTTGTATATAGAGATAAATACGGTAGAGAGACACCTGTGTTTACAGATCCTTCAGGTTCTTTTATATTAGATAAACTTGCTGCAATAAACTATAACGTATTAAAAGTTAAGATAACAAGTCCAATACCATATTGGGCTGAGTCATATAAATATTATATAAAAGAATCATCTGACGAGTATTATAACTTAGCTATGGATAGACATTATCCTGCGGAAGACGGTAATGTATGGATAGCTTTTCCTTCATCAGAAAGAAATAAAGTATCAGAAGAAACTTTTTTAATATTAAAGAAAAAACATAATGATGATCAGTTTGTAGAAGACGAGGCTAGATATAAAATAATAGCCATTGAAAACGAAGCACCTGATTTTATAAAAACAGAAAAAGTTACACAAGGTTTATTAACTACAACTAGCTCTGGTGTAAGTAATGAAAATATATTTTTAGCGTCTGGTTATCCTGAACCTGATAGAACATTTTTACATATATTAAAATCTAAATGGGCTAAAGTTTTTGGTGGAGCAGGTAATGATAATTTTGAAAACACACCTCCTGTTCATCAAAAGTCAGACTTATTAGTTAGAATAATATCATCTGGCAATCAAACAAAGTATTATGACGTTGCTAATATAAAACTAGTTGATCCTGGTAGCAATGCTTATTATGAAATAGAAATAGAAGATAAACTTGAAGAAGATGACGTAAGTTTTTTACCTGCATTTTCATTAGGCGATACTAGCTTACAACTAGAAATAGCACAAAGACAAATTAAAAGTCAACCAGAATTTGGTGGTAGGTTTTTTGCTAAAATAGAAAGAGACGGTATTCTAGAGTCAGCAATATTAAATCATGAAAACATAGATGATTACAGGGTTATAGCTAATACTCACGTGTATGCTAATAGTAACGCCCCTGATAAATCACAAAGTTACTGGAGAAACACAGATAAAGGTGTTTACCCAGGTGGCGCTGGTACTAACGATACTAAACACGGTGAGTGGTTTTTCTGTAGAAATGTATATAGGCATTATAACGATGCTAGAGGTACACTAATTACAAATGGTAGTAAATACAGAGGAGGATTAGGTGGCGTCACAAGTCACAGCAACGCTCATACTATTAGAGGTTTTGGAGCTAGAGCTGGTAATGATTTTTTAGAAATAGCATATCATTGGTGGGGTAGTGATGATAGAGATGCTTGGCAAGGTTACTGGTTGAACTTTGAGTTTCAACATAAACCAAACTATAAAAAACTAGTGCAAGCATTAGAAACAACTAACATGAAGTTTAGGTTTACAGACGATCCTGATCAAAATGTTTATCAAATAAAAGGATATAGAAGGAGTAATATAGGCGCTTTTAAAGATGGTAAAATAGGTAGATGGGGTAGTATGAGAATTATTAAATGGACTTTAAAACTAGACAAAGCAATTGTTTGGGCTCCAGAAGATAATGGCCATACAACAAAAGCAACAGCTACTCAAATGGAGTTTTTAGATATATACGCTGGTGGTGATGAAAAAGGTTTTACAAGTGAAAATCCAGCTATATTTGAAACAGAGCCAAAAGATATAACAGATTTAAATTTATTTTTTGAATCTGATAACGCTTACAATAAAACAGTTCACGGTAACGAACAAACTTTAAATTATTCTAATTGTTGGAGTTTTGCAAACGGTGTAGAATCAGACAGAATAAGAGATGATTTTAACGCTGTTAGAGTTGGCAAAGGTATAAAAGCTAGTACTGTATTAGAAACACCTTATGCAGAAGAAAGAAAATCAAACTTTGTAATATTTTCTGGCTTATATAACTCAACAAGTGGAACTAATAATACAAATCAGTTTATACAAGCTGATAAGATAACAAAACAAATAAACCCAGTTTATGGATCAATACAATTAATGAGACATAGACACGGTGGTTTAGATGTTTTATGTGAAGATAAATGTTTTAAAATACCTACAAATAAAGATATATTGTTTACAGCTGATGGTAGCAAACAAGTCACAGTATCTTCAAATGTATTAGGAACTGTAAATCCTTATACTGGTGAGTTTGGTATTAGTAAAAACCCTGAATCTTATACTCAATATGGCTATAGAGCGTACTTTTCAGACAAAGCCAGAGGAGTGATTCTAAGGCTATCTGCTGATGGTATTGAGCCTATATCACGTTATGGTATGGAAGATTACTTTAAGGACAACCTAGCGGTCTCTACGACGGTGATAGGTAGTTATGATACACATAAAAAAGAATATAACGTTACACTTAACCATGATACTGTTAGTTTTAAAGAAGATACAAACGCTTGGACTAGTAGAAAAAGTTTTTTACAAGAAGAAGGTGTTAGTTTAAACAATAAATATTATACATTTAAAAATGGTGATCTTTGGGTTCATGATAACGAAGTTAGAAATGAATTTTATGGTGATCCATATAACTCAAGTATTAAGTTTATATTTAACGATGCTCCAGGTTCTGTTAAACAATTTAAAACATTAAACTACGAGGGAACTCAAGCTAGAATTTTTGTAGATAATGATACTAATAATGATGGTGTATCTAACTCTGATACAGATAATTATTTTCCAAATAGAGTCGCAAAAGCTGGTTGGTGGAGTAATAGTATAGAATCTGATAAACAAAGCGGTCAAGTATTAAGATTTGAAGAAAAAGAAGGTAAATGGTTTAATTACATACAAGGAACACAAACTACTATTGATAACATTGACACTAGCGAGTTTAGCGTTCAAGGTTTAGGCACAGGCACTGTTTCTGCTAGCGCTGACTACTCATTTAAAGTAACAATAACAGTAAACGAAAATAACGACTAATGGCATTAACTAATTGTACAATAAATTCCACATCTGTTGAGGTTACACCGTCACAAGCATTAGGATCTGGCGTAGCTAATCAAGTATTAACTATAACACCTAACACTGGTTTTAGAGTTGCAGCCGCAGATTTTGCTCAAAATACAGATTTAACAGTTGCTCCTTTTGTTAATCAAATTAACAACATAACATTAACAAATAGTGGTGTAGCTTACGCTGAAGCTAATAAAGTAATTGTAACAGTAGATCTTAAAGATACGTTTAATCCAGGAACTAACAATCATACTTTTACTATAGATATTGATGGTGCTGCGGTATTAGAAAGAGATATACCTAAAACTTTATCAGGTGTTTTTAACGTATCAGTAACAGATGCTACAACAGCTGCTACAAATCAAGCTTATTCAGCTACAAACACAAGCGGTACAACAGTAGATTTATTTACTAGAACAGTAACAGCAACAAGTGGTCACTTTTTTGAAACAGCTCCAACTTGTGTTGTTACAACAGGAGATGTTGATAATTATATAATAACAGCCACGCCTAATGGTACTGGTACTAATCATACCGCTACAACTTTTAATGTCGACGGTATAATACCTTTAATAACAGATACTGCTGACGTTATAAATATAACAGCTAATGCGGTTGATATACCAGTTGCGTTAAATAGAATTAATAGTTACAGTATAGACACATCAGACACGCCTTATGCTTTAACAAAGAAATCTCTAATAGTATATGGAAATGTAGGTGCTAAATTTAAATTAACAATAACAAGAACTGGAGATAGTCATACATATGATTTTACCGCTGGTGATTTTACTAGTAGTAGTACTGATTCTGGTAACTTAACTATAGCTAGTAATGGACAACACGCACAGCTTATAACTATGCCTACAGTTGTAGCCGATGTTACTTATACATTTACTATAGCAGCCGTATCACCAACAACACTTAATTTAACACAATCAAATCCTTTTACTATAAATAGAAGAGGATTTAAAACCGTAACAGTAAATGCCACATCAACAAGTAGAGGAACTTTTCAATCAAAGACTATATCTTATACAAACCATGCTGGCACAACCATAAACCATAGTGCTGGTGCAAACTCTATAAATGGACAGTCTGGTGGTGAAAATAACACTGACAATTCAGCTGAGTTTAATTTTAATATAGCTATAGATGATGATCAAGCTTTTGTATTTAGTGGCGCTAATGCTTTATCAAATTCAATGACATTATCAAATAGTCATTTTTCTACATCAGGAAATGCTGATATAGCATCAGGAACAGTCACAGCAACTAGATCAGCTGATGGTAGCGGTAATGCTAATCAGTTATTAACTATAGTTGGTAATGAGTGGTACAACTGGCAACACGGAACAAGCAACACTGTAATAACTTTTAACATAGATCAATTTTGCGATGCTGGTGGTAGTAGCCCAGGTGGTAGCAACGTGCTTAATATAGAAGATACTAGGTTCCAAGATATAACAGGTGGTAGCTTAGCTTTATTATATCCTAGTGGTTATATACAAGGTGTAACAGGTAGAACATCTGGATCAACAACAGTAACATATACTTTAGCTGGAGTTCAGTTTTCAGGAAATGATTTTCCATCATTTGTAGATACAGCTGGTGATGTTACTGTTTCAGCTACATCAAGAACATCAGTTTCAACATCTAAATTTAATAGCGCTACATACACAGTTAGCGTAACTAGTTTTAATGTAGCCAACGCTGGTACTAGTAACAGAGTATTAACAATGGATATAACTGTAGCTGTAACTAATTTTAGCCCTGCAGTAGCGGCTAATGATGATTTAGGAATAAAAGTAATGTTTGCTTTTGCTAACGACGGAGCAACACCATAAAATAAAAAGATATGCCAAGTATAACAGTAAATTTTAGCAACGAACTAAACGAGTCAGTACAACTGGGAGACATATTATACTATGTTAATCCTGCTAGTGAAAACATGCAAGGTCAACCTAGTCCAATATTACATAGTAACAATATTGTTGAAGTTGGAGAAATAACAGCTATAAACTATGTTACAGGTGTTATAACAGCTGATATATCTAATTCAACAGCTTTACCTACTGGTAATAGCTTCTTTTTATTTAGTAAAGATAATAGAGTAAATATGACTAGCTTGCTAGGTTATTATGCTGAAGTTGAAATGAGTAATAATTCTACTGTAAAGGCTGAATTATATAGCGTTGGATCAGAGGCATTTGAATCTAGCAAATAATGTGTAATAATAATATAAATAATTTAACATGAAAAAATACCAAGGATCTTCACCGTTAAAATTTATACCTCAAGCAGCCCAAGCTCTTGGCGCTGTAGCAAAAATAGGTATAGGTTTAGCTGGTAGAAAAAAGAAAAAAGACGCATTAAAAAAAGCACAAGGGGCTTATGATATGCAAAGACAGGCGTTTGAAAATATGGATACGTCTAATTTATACATGGATCAAGAAAATGTATATGAAGATATGACTGTAAATACACAACAAGCTGATTTTGCTAAAGCTCAAGCTATGCAAAGTCAAGCTAATATAATGGATCAATTTGGTCAAGCTGCTGGTGGTTCTGGTATTGCCGCTTTAGCACAAGCAATGGCTGGTCAATCTGCACAGCAAGCTCAACAAGCTTCTCTTGATATTGGTCAACAAGAGAGAGCTAATCAAATGTCAGAAAGAAACATGGCTGCTACAATACAACAAAACCAAATTTCTGGCGAATATGACAAAAGACAAAATGAGTTAGGTAAAATTGACACAATGATGCAATTAACAGGTCAAGACCTACAAGCTGCTCAAGCGGAAAAATCTGCTAGTGATCAAATGTTGTTATCTGGTATAGGTGATGCTGCAGGACAATTAGTTCCTAACTTAGGTAAGTTTAACCCGTTTAAAAAGAAATAAAATGTATTATAGACAAAATTCAATTTATGACGCTGCAATGGGTGGTAGATACACAGATGTTAGAACTGCTTTTGATGTAGGCTATGAAGCTGCCACTGAAGGCAAAGGTAGCGACAACCCAACTATGTCTGTTAAACAGTTTTATGAAAACAGGCTTTCTAGGTATTTAAAAAAATTACCATCTGATGTTGATTTAACTCAAATACCAGCTAAGTATAGAGGTAATATATCTGATTTTTTGTCGAAACAAAAACAAGAGTATGTCAATGCAGCTAATAGTGTTGATGAATATGAAGTTGGTAGTAAAGATTATATGGATAGAGTTGCTAAAATGAATCAAATAAAAAACTCTTTTCAAAATCTAGACAAACAAATGAAGCTTTATGGTGAAAATAAAAAAGAATTAATAGAAGATATTGAAGGCCAACAAACATCTATGTATGGTGAAAATGTTGCTAACGTAAACTTATTAAGAAGTGTATATAATGAAGAGCTTGATATGATTATAGATGAAACAGGTAATGTTAAATTTTCAGGTGTAGATGGTGAGTTATCATTAAACGATCTACCTGATTATTCTATAAAAGATTATGATACTGCAACAAATATGACAAAAATGGGTGTTAATGTTTATCAAAATGCTTTAAAAACAGGTCAAGTTTTAAACCCTAATAATCCTCTATATTTTCAATATCAAAACACGTTAAGACAAATGATCGATAAAGGTGGTAAAGCCACTTTAATGTCAATATTACACGACGGTTTAATTGGTGATGTAGTTATGGCTGATTCTATGAAAAATCAAATTCAAGCTTATAAAGACGGAAACTTAAGTTTTTCTGACTTGAGAAACGCTGTAGTTGATAACTACATGAAAATATTAGTTAAACAATCACAAACCGGTGCTAGCCAAAGAAAAGTAAATCCAAGTAGTAGCGGTAGTGGAAATAAAGATGTTTCATTTAAAAAAGATCAAGCATCTTATAATTATTATAAAAAATATTTAGACGCAAATAAAGTACCTCCTCTTCCAGCAGGTTTTCAGGTTAGACCAGAAACAGACATTGATGGTAATGAACTAGATGAACCTACTGGTAAAATGGAAATAGTAGGACCAAAAGGAACATTATTATTTGATCCTAACGAAGGTCTTGATCCTAATTTATTTTATCAATTTATGGGATTAGATCATAGAGTTTGGGCGGGTAATGTTGTAGTTGATGATATAAACACTGAATTTTCAGAATAAAATAGATTATGGGTAAAATATACATATCAGATGGTCAAAGGTATGATGTAGCTGAACACCGTCTTGAAGAATTTTTACAAGCCCACCCTGATGCAATACCGTATGAGGTTGAGAGTTACTTAGATGAAGATATAGAAAAAGCTACAGAGGTTTCTATAGATGTAGAGTCAACTAATGAAACTGAAGAGCAAAAAATAGCCAACGATCAAAAAGCAGAAGATATGGCTAACTACGAAGTTCCTGAAGGTAAGATCTCAATAGATGATTATTCTAAAATACATGAAAACATACCAATAATAACAACAGCTCCTGGTTCTTACTATATATTAAATAACACTGAAATAGGTAGAAAAATTAAAGGTGGTACAGGTTACTATTATATGAAGTTTTTAAACTGGCTAGAAAATAAAGACTCATTTACTTCACCTGGATTAGATATTGAAGATAATGACAGGGTTATAACTAATCAAGAGCAAGATTTATTAGACCAACAAAAATTGCTTGAAGTTGAAAAAGAAATAATAGCTGAAAGAGATAAAGTAAAAGTAGAAGACTTAAGCGAAGAACAAATAGCTGAAGCTACAGAAAATAACAAAAATAGATTTAGAGAAGATTTAGCAAATCAATCTTTTTACGAAAATACAGAAGAAATAATAGAAGATGATAGATCTTGGTGGCAGTTATGGAGAGGTGATAAACAATTAGATGAAAGAGATGCAGCACTAGAATCATTAGAAAGAGTTGAAGAAGTTACTAAAAATAACATGCTTAGATACAACTATCACGCTAACGAAATAACAAAAATACAAGAGCAGTTTGATGCTATAAAAGATAAAACACCTCAAACAAAAGAAGAATACGAACAACTTCAAACGCTAGTTCAATCACTAAAAACTCAAGGTGAAAAACATCTAGCTAGCATTTTACATATACAACAACAAGCAGATCTCATTGGTGATAATGAAGAAGATTTAAGAAATTTTGTAGATGCTTATGGTAGAAACTATAATGAGATAACAAACTTTTTTGGCAACCTAACATTAGCCGCTGGTGATCTAGTAGATAATGTTGGAGAAGCTGTATACAAATATACAGATCCAGGTGCTATATTTTTAGCTATAGCTGATAGTTATAAAGCGGGTGATGAAGATAAAAGTTTAGGTATATTTGAACCCGTGTATAAACTTGCGGCTTGGAGAGATGGTTTACGTGAAGATGCTTTAGATTTTATATGGAGAGACTGGTCAGAAGATATGAGGAACGGTTTAGAACCACCTCAAGCATTTGGTGATATAAAAGACTGGGAAACTTTTGGTGAGTGGGCTTCGCAAACAACAGCAACTCAACTACCAAATACAGTTGTTATGCTTACAACTGGCTCATATGCTCTACCTATATTAGGTGCTACTTCAGCTGGAGCTAAATTTAAAGACATGCAAAAAGAAATGGAGATGTATGGTGTTCAATATACTCCGGGTCAAATGTATTTAGCAGCTACAACAACAGGTTTAGCTGAAGCTTTATCAGAAAGAGTAACGTTAGGTCAATTAAACAAAGTTAAGGGAGCTGTTAAAGGTATTAGTAGAGGAGCTAAAAATCAAGTAAAATCTGGTTTTGTTAATTATTTAAAAAGAAACTTTGCAACTAAAAGAGGTTTAGGGCAAAACATATATGATCCTATTGAAGAAGGTTTCACTGAAGGTCTTTCACAAGTAGCTGGTAACATGGCTGACAAATATGTTTTAGGTAAAGAAGATGTAAACATATTAGATGGTGTAACTGAATCATTTTTTAGTGGTTTATGGATGTCAGGTGTTGTATATAAATCACCGGTGTTTGGTTTAAATCTAATGAATGGTTTTAGAACTAATGAAAGTAAACAGTCTGTATTTTTAAATGCTAAAAGAATACAAGAGTTAAAAACATTTTTAACTAATCCAGATTTAAGTAGTAATCTAAGAGTTAAATATAGAGAAGAGCTAGAAGATTTAGTTGCTCAGAATAATGATCTTATACTTAAAGATATAAAAAGATTAGATGAGTTAACACCAGAAGAAAAAACTCAAATACTAAAAATAGAAAAAGATAAAGCTGATCTAGTAAATAAAGCTAATGATATAAATGCTGACAAGTCTTTATCAAAAGAACAAAAGAAATCAGAACTAGATAGGTTAAAAGATCAGTATAATAAAATAGATCAACAAAGAGGTGAGGTGTTAGCGCCTTATGTTGCTAAAGAAATAGACCAACAAATAGATACTGTAAAAAAAGAAGCTGAAAGAATATTTCAAGGTGATGTTACTATTGAATCAGCTGAAAATGAAGCAGAGGTTTTAGAGATACTAAAAAGAGAGAACGATAAAAAACCTCAAAATAAAAAACAAAGTTTAGCTGAGTTACAAAAAGAAGCAAAAAATCAAGGTACTATACTACAAAACCCTGATGGCACTCAAACTATAATTATAAATAGAGATGCTTCTGCTAAGCAAGGCGCTACAAATGTAGCTGCCCATGAATTTTTACATGCTATATTATTTGAGTCTGTAAAAAATAATCCTGAAACTCAAAAAGCTCTTGGTAAATCATTACAAGAGTATTTAATGAAAATAAATCCTACAAAAGTACAAAATAGTAAATTTGCAGCTAGATTAAAACAATACCAAGATGCTGTTAACGCTGGTGAATATAGTTCTGCTAATGCTGCAGAAGAAGTATTAACACTATTTTCTGATGCTATAAATACTGGTGATATTGTTTTTAATGAAAATGTATTTACTAAACTAGCTGATGTGTTTAGAAGAGTATTACAAGCTGCTGGTGTTAAAGTTAAATTTAACACGGGTAGAGATGTATATAACTTTATAAAAGATTATAATCACGGTATACTTAAAGGTAAGCTTGGTAAAGGTATTACTACTGTAGCTAGAGAGGGTGCTGAGGGTAAACTAATAAAAGAAAAAACAGATCAAATAAGAGAGACGGTAAACAAATCTTCTAGAGCTGAAAACTTAAGTGATCAAGTACAAGATATATATAACAAAAAAGGTATTGATGGTGCTTTTGAAATAACAGAGCTATATAGAGGTATGGCTGAAAAGATAGCTCAAAAATATAGAGATGTACCTGGGTTTAAAGAATTTAAAGATGATTTTGTAAACGAGTTACTAACTGGTAAAAGAGGTGTTTATGAGATGGTATTAAAATACGATCCAACATCTGGTGTGCCTTTAGCTGCTTATATAAATAGTTTTATATCTAGTAGAGCTATAGAAGTTGCTGATAGAATATTTGGTAAACAATTTACTACAGATGTTACTGAAGCTAGAAATATAACTGCAGAAGATACACAAGTTGAACAACCACAAGTTGAAGAGCAACCATCATTAAGAGAACAGTTAGGTATTGAAACAGGAGGTCCTTTGTATAATAGAATAAAAGCAGCTGTTATAAAAACATTTGGAGCTAGATTACCTAAAGTAACTAGTAAGCAATTTAAAAAAGAATTACAAAAATCTTTTAGAGTAGAATTAAAAACAGCAATGGCCAACTTAATAGGTACTAGAGCTATTAAGGAACAGTTTTTAAGAGATAACTTTGAAGCTATATACTCAGCTCTATCTCAAGAAATAATAAACAAAAGATTTAATCAGTTTGCGGAACCAGTACTAGATGAGAACGGTAAACCGATGAGAGAAAAATTTGCTGAAACAGGTGATGCTTCTGGTAAAGGTATATTCACAAAAAGAAAAATAAGTAGATCAGAGTGGTTATCGTATTTTATAGGTAAAGATGTTAAGCCATCTACAAAAGGTACTAGAAAAGATGCTTTAGCTGAGGCGTTAGCAGAAGAGCTTGCTTTTGATGCTACTATGGAAGTTGTTAAAGATCCTGAGGTTTTAGAAAAAAGAAAAGCTATAGATGATATTACAGGTGTAGAACAAGTAGATAACTATATTGAAGAAACTGCTAAACAAATAAATAGAGATCCAAATAAAAAGTTTTCACTAAGTGACAAAGGTATAAGCATGACTGGTAAATTAGCTAATCTTGCTATAAAAGAAGGTGTTGATAATGTTACAAATGAAGATGGTACTATAGTTTCTAGACTAGCAAATAAGTTTACAAACGCTATGGCATCGATAGTTAGAAATGCTTACAATGAAGGTTTGATACAACCATTAGAAACTTATAGATTTTTAAAGCTAGTAAAAAATTCAAAAGTAATACCACCAGAGGTAAAAGCACAAGTTAAAAAAGCCTTAACTAAAAAATCAAATGCAGATTTAAAACAAAGCTTTGCTGGTGATATGGCTATGTTGGCTATGGATTTTGGCGCTAATGTTCTAGATGTAATAGGTTATGATGGATTAGGCTTTATAAATAGAGTATTAGATCCTGCTAAAAATAAAAAAGCAACTGGTCAACCAGGTGAGTTTTATCAAGCTCTTGAAGATATAAAAGCTAAGATAAAAGATAATAATGACTTGCCACCTGATTTAGACTTAAGTAAAGTTAGACCTATGAACTCTAAAATAGGTTTAATGGCTAAGATAAATAAAATATTAGAGCTTGATAGTAAAGCTGAAAAATTAGAACTAATAGCAAAGCTAGAACAAGAGATAGCAGATGCTAATGTGCATAATAAAATATTAGCTAAATACTTGATGAAAAAATTAGTTAAGTCTGAAATATCAGATGCTAATTTTATAAACATGTTACAGATGCAAACTAATGCTGTGAAAGGCTTTAGATCTTTAACAGGTTTAAAATATATAACAATAAAAGAAGGACCACAAGGCCCTATGAAAGGTGAGCATTTAGCTGATAACGCTACTTCTATGTTTGATTTATTAGAATTACGTTTTCAAAATTTAGATGATACTACACTTGATAGCAAACTTGATGACATACTTGAGTATCATGATCAATGGTTAGAAAGTAAATCTTTACTAGATTTAGTTGATGTGTTTGGTAGAAATAATCCTTTCAAAGACTTAAGAATAAGATTACTACCTAAAGCTGATCAAGCTAACGTATTTACTTTTGATTTAAAACCAGCAGAAACTTTAATAAAACAAAGAGAAAAAAATATAAAATTAAGACAAGAAGTAAATAAAAACGTAGAAAAAAACAAAAAGTTTAGTTTAAAAGAAGATGCTTTAAATAACGCTAGAAGAACTGACGCACCTAGAAAAGGCATAAGTGTATTTGATTTTGATGACACATTAGCAAAAACAAATAGTAAAATACTAGTTACAATGCCAGATGGTAAAACTATGAAAATAGATGCTACTAGGTTTGCTAAAGAATCTGCTGATTTAGAAGCGGCTGGAGCTAAGTTTGATTTTAGTGAATTTAATAAAGTTATTGATGGTAAGAAAGGGCCACTAGCAGATCTAGCATTAAAAAGACAAGATAAGTTTGGAAGTAAAGATATATTTGTATTAACAGCTAGACCACAAGAAGCTGCATATGCAATACATGCTTTCTTAAAAGGTATAGGTTTAGAAATACCTATTGAAAATATTACAGGTTTAGAAGATGGTAGACCTCAAGCAAAAGCTGATTGGATTATAAGTAAAGCAGCTGAAGGTTATAATGATTTTTATTTTGCTGATGACGCGTATAAAAATGTAAAAGCGGTACAAGATGCTTTAGATGTTGTTGATGTTAAATCAGACGTACAACAAGCAAAAGCTTCTATGGAAGATATAGACTTTGAATTTAATAAAATAATAGAAGAAGAGTCTGGTGTTGAAGCGTTTAAAGAGTTTTCAAATGTTGAATCGGCTAGAAGAGGTTCTAAAGTAAGATCTAAGTGGAAATATTTTTTACCACCAGGTGCTGAAGATTTTGTTGGGTTACTATATGATTTACTTGCTAAAGGTAAAAGAGGTGAAGCTCAATTAGACTTTTTTAATAGACATTTAATGAAACCTTTTTCAAGAGCTATAGCTGCTATAAATATAGCTAAACAAAAAATAGCTGAAGACTTTAGAAACTTGAAAAAACAAATGCCTCAAGTTAAAAAGATATTAGGTAAAAAGAGTGGTTATAAAGATTATACATTTGACCAAGCAATAAGAGTTTATATATGGACGAAATTAGGTATTGAAATACCTGGTATATCTAAAACAGATCAACAAGCTTTAGCTAATCTAGTTGCTAAAAATGATGATCTAAGAACTTTTGCAGATGTACTACAAAAAATTACTAGACTTAAAGAAGGTTACCCACCACCAGCTGAACATTGGATAGCTGGTAGTACAGCTTCTGATATGAATGATGCTGTTGATAAAGTTAAAAGAAAAGAATATTTAAAAGAGTTTATTGAAAAGAAAAACATTATATTTTCACAAAAAAATCTAAATAAACTAAGAGCTATATACGGTGATGCTTATGTTGAAGCTTTACAAGACATGTTATACCGTATGGAAAATGGTACTAACAGAAACTTTGGTAGAAATAGAACAATAAATGCTTGGTTAAATTGGGTTAATAACTCTGTTGGTGCTATAATGTTCTTTAACATGAGATCAGCAATATTACAAACAATATCTTCTGTAAACTTTATAAACTGGAGTTACAATAATCCTTTAAATGCAGCTAAAGCTTTTGCTAATCAAAAACAATTCTGGTCAGACTTTGCGTTTATATTTAACTCACCAATGTTAAAACAAAGACGTAGAGGTTTACAAACAGATGTCAATGAAGCTGAAATTGCTAACGCTGCGGCTGGAGCTAAAAATAAAGCTAGCGCGGTATTAGCATACTTATTAAAAATAGGTTTTACACCTACTCAAATAGCAGATAGTTTTGCTATTGCTATAGGTGGTGCTAGTTTCTATAGAAACAGAATAAAAGACTTAATGAAACAAGGTATGTCTAAAGCAGAAGCAGAAGCACAGGCTTTTGAAGATTTTGCAGAGGCATCAGAAAAAGCTCAACAGTCTAGTAGACCTGATTTAATATCTGCTCAACAAGCTGGACCATTAGGTAGAATCATACTTGCTTTCCAAAATACACCTATGCAGTATATGAGGTTAACTAAAAAAGCTATGAGAGATTTAATAGCCGGTAGAGGTGATGCTAAAACAAATATAAGTAAGATATTATATTATGGTGCAGTTCAAAACTTTGTATTTGCTTCGTTGCAAAACGCTTTGTTTGGATTTATGTTTGCTAATGACGAAGAAGAAGAAGAGTTAAACCTTGATAAAAAATCACAAAGAATAGCTAATGGTATGATGGACACTATATTAAGAGGTTCTGGTTTATACGGAGCTGTTGTGTCTACAGTTAAAAATACTATAATAAAGTTTATAGAACAAGAAAAGAAAGGTTGGACTGGAGATCATACATACACTATAATTGAAGCATTAAATTTATCACCGCCAATTGGCAGTAAGTTAAGAAAACTATATTCTGCAATACAAACTTATAAGTTTAACAAAGATATAATGTTAGAGTATGGTCCTGGTTTAGGTAATCCAGCTTATGAAATGGTTGGTAATGTAGTATCAGGTGTAACAAACCTACCGTTAGATAGATTATTTAGAAAAATAAATAATGTAAGAGCTTCTTTAGATGAAAGAAACGCTGCTTGGCAAAGAATAGCTACACTGCTAGGTTGGAGTACTTGGGATGTTGGTGTTGAAAATTATGATGTAGAAGAGCTTAAGAAAAGAAATAAAAACAAAAAGAAGAGTAAAAAGACTAGTAACAAGAAAGTTATAAAGAAAAAAAGAATTAAGAAAAAGTAAAAACAAGTGATAATAAAAGAATAAACCTACTTTACTATGAAAAAACTATTATTGATTATAGCATTGCTAATATCTAGCAATGTTCAAGCACAGTTCTTGAAAGAAATATACAAAGACTTCCTTAAGTACGGTACGTTCTATGCTGCTGGTAATATAGAAAACGCACAAGCAGTACAACCGAACTACTTCATACGTACAAACCCCGATGATTTTTACGGCATACCTCAAGTAGAAGATAGAGCTCAATACCATCCATTTAATTATAGATATGGTTTAGGTATACGTAAATTAGCTAGATTTGATTACGAAGTAAAGCCGGGTAATTTTTGGACAGGTAACAATAAAGTAGAAAAACAAGTTGGTTTATCAGCGCCTACATCAGCTGTACAAGGTTTAGAATATTTATTGCATTGGGAAAAAGAAAGACATAATGGTAGGGAGTTTGATAATAAAAGATTATTTGTAAGACACACTGGTGATTACCATATAGCTAAGTTTGAAGCTAGAGAAACTGGTAAAATAGATTTTAAATATATTTCTGGTGAATTAAGAGCCAGGTTACCTATTGGCAAGAAATTTAGTATATCTGCGGGTGCAATATATAGGACACATGAACGTCCTTATGGTTATAATCCCGTAGAAATATGGTTAAATGAAATGGACGAAGACGGTAACGCAGCAAACCCATGGTATACATTAGGTTTTGAATATGGATATGATGATATATATTATTCATCAACAGATGAGTATGGTAATTATATATATGACTGGTATTGGGTTAATGATCAAGGAGTTATTGTAGCTTATACTGATCAACAGTTTAGAGATCTTATAATGCCTAGATTATTAAATAGATTTAATCAAGAAGCATGGTCTGAGCTAGATCCTTTTGCTGAGATTGCACCTATAGTAGGTATGGATTTTTATCACTATAAAAATAATTTTTGGCTTCATGCTTATGGCAGCTGGATATTACCATATCACAAATATGTAAAAGGTGACGAGCAATATAGTTATCTACATAGAAACGGTTGGAGCGAACAAGGCCACAATATGAATCATATGAGTGGTAATGGAGATCAATGGAGTGACTATCAAGCTGGTTTAGTACTTGGTGTTAAAGTTAGCAAATCAATCGGTTTGTTTGTTGAAGGCGAATATACTAAATTCTGGGACTCAGAAATGTTTAACTCAAACTTTGGAATTAATTTTACATTTAGATAATCATGACAAAACAATTAGATGAAAATACCTCTATGGGTATTGATATAGACGGAGATGGTAAATCAGATTTTAAAATATCCTTAAAAACAATTGGCGCTATTATATTTGCTATAATATCTTTAGCTGGTGTTTGGTTTAGTTTAAAACAAGATATAGCTCTCGCTAAAGAATTACCAGCCCCTGTTATTGATAGAGTTGAGTATGATTTAAAAGACGAGTTGATACGTCAGACAATAATAGATACTCAAGAAGATGTGCAAGATATTAAAGATCAATTAGATAAAATAGACGAAAGGCTATATGAAATACAAAAAAATAAATAATGAAATATTTAATTTTACTTTTAATACCATTAATATCATTTAGTCAACAAGACGTACCGGATGAGTACTGGATAGATGATAGTAATTTTGAGGATAAAATAAAAGAACACAACGCGTTTGGAGATGATCAATCACTGCCAATTGTTGTAGAGTTCTGGGCTAAGTTTAACGAAGTTAATTGTTTTCCTGATTGGGATAAATTAGAAGATGCAGTTTATTACAGAGTTGATATATCTAAAGCACCAGAAGCAAAAAAGAAATACAAGGTACGTATGGCACCTACAATTATTATATTTAAAGGTGGTATAAAAGAAACAGTATTTAAAGCGGGGTTAGATCTTGAATTACCCGCAGACCTAGAAGAAATTCAAGAATCAATCAACGAGGCTAATAAGGCTTCTAAATTTTAATATTATGTGCCCATTTTGCCCAATATGTATATGTAAATAATTATGTGGAAATTAACTAAACAATACTTCATAGATGTATGGACTTACCTATGGAGTAAAACTACGGTAGACGATATAGTTTTAGCTAAAGCAGCTGAAATAAAAGCTAAAGCTAAAAAAATTGAAAAGATAATAAAAGAGTAATGAAAGGTTTATTGTCTGGATTTGATATGGATGTTTATAAAAAAATGACTCCACCATCAAACAACTCCTTGACAACGTTAAAAGAAATAAAAGAAATTAACGCTTTAAGAGACGATCCTAAGTTTGTTAAGGATAAGGACAATATTCAATCAGCTTTTAAAAAAGTAGCTGCTAAAAACGGTGTACCATATCCTAAAAAACTAGTTAATAGTATAATAGCTGAAAGTGCACCAAAAATATTAAAGCTAAAAAAACATTTTGGAAGACCAAGGCCTAAGCATTTAGCAGGTGGTTTTGGTATTAAACTAAAAGATATACCTATGGATTCAATGAAGACGCCTTCATATCCTTCAGGTCACTCTGTACAAGGAGTTGCTATAGGTAAAGCTTTAGGTAAACTATATCCTAAACACAAAGCTGACTTCGAAAAAGAAGGCATGGATATATCAATGAGTAGGCGTATAGGTAAAGCTCATTTTAAATCTGACTCTGATCTTGGCGAAAAGATAGGAAATGATATGTTTAATCATATTAAAAATAAATTAAATGGATAAAATAAGTAAACACGTAAGTTATCGTGAAGGTGTGTATAGCAGAACAGCGGAAAGGCTTGGTTTAAAAAATGATCCCTCTGATGATCATTTATTAAATATGATAAATGTTGCCGAAAATATATTTGAGCCTCTTAGAATACACGTAGGTGGTCCTATAAAGATCAATTCGTTTTACCGTGGACCTCAACTTAACAAAGCTATTGGTGGATCTGCAAAGTCACAACATTGTCACGGACAAGCTATTGATATTGATGATACTTATGGTCATGCGTCTAACGCAGAAATGTTTAATTGGATTAAAGCTAATTTAGATTATGATCAGATGATATGGGAGTTTGGTACAGATGAAAATCCTAATTGGGTACATGTGAGTTATGTAGATAAAGCATCAAATAGAAATAGATGTTTAAAAGCTTATAAAGATGATAATAACAAAACAAAATATATGGTAATATGAGTAAGTATGATATAAAACAATATGATTCAGCTATAACAAAAGCTTTTTTAGTTTTTGTTACTATAGTTTTTATGTTATGTATATACGCTTGTTCACCATATTATTATCAAAGTAAAGGACCAAAAGTAACACACGTATTAGCTTTAACAGAAGAAGGTGATACGTTAAAAATACCTATTAAAGATATAAAACCAAATGTAATATATAATGTAGTGGGATATGATTGGTACAGACCTTATAGTGGTTATTACACTAGATGGGATAAACCATATTATCACCCGCGTTTGTATAATCCACCTAAACCTATATATAATGGCAATAGCAATATTAATTATAACAATAATAACAATACGCCAAATATTACAACGCCCACAATCAAACCACAAGGATCGGTAGTAACACCACCTCCAACACCAGTTAATCCTAGAAAAAATTAATTATGTATGTACAAAAGAATAATCCTTTTCCTGTAACTAGCTGCGGTAGACGTAGAACTTATATGCAAGATGGTGGTAAGTCTCCTTTGAAAAAAGGTAACGAGCCTAGAAAAACTATTGGTCCAGGTAAGAACTTTAACAAAGCTAATCCAACTGGTACAGGTGCAGCAGCTGGTGGTGGTATGACACAAAAAGGAGTTGATGAGTACAAAAGAAAAAACCCAGGTAGTAAATTACAAACAGCAGTAACAACTAAGCCTTCAAAGCTTAAACCTGGTAGTAAAGCTGCTAAAAGAAGAAAATCGTTTTGCGCTAGATCAAAAGGCTGGACCGGTGAAAGAGGTCGAGCTGCTAGACGTAGATGGAACTGTTAAATATAAAATTATGGGATACGTAAGTCACGCACAAAGAAAAGCCGTATGGGCAAGTAAAAAAGACGGAGGTAAAGGAAATCCAAATAAAAAATCTCCAGCTAAAATGCTTAAGTCTAAATCACCATTTAAAATGGAGGCTAAATCACCTTTGATGGGTAAGATCTCTGCTTCATGTAAAGCAAGAGCTAAAAAGAAATTTAAAGTATGGCCTAGCGCTTATGCTTCTGGTTGGGGTGTTAGATGTACACAAGGTAAAGTATAATGGCACATCCGTATAGACATATAAGCCCTAAGCTTTCATCACCAATGAAGTGTTGGAAAGGATATGAAAGAGTACCAGGTACTGCGCCAGGCGCTAAGGGTAGTTGTCGTAAATCATCACCTATTAAAAAACAAAAAGGCGGAGGTACAACAAAGACTTGTCTACCTGCCGCCAAAATAAAAAGCTTATCTTCTAAAAAGAGAGCTGAACTAGTATCATCAAAAAAATCTGCTGGTGCTAGTGGTAAATATAAAAGATCATCTAAAACAAACGTAAAAGGTGCCAGACCAAAAGGTGCAACACTACGTGACTGGTTCCAAAAAGAAGATTGGAGAAGAGTTGATGATCCTTCAAAAAAGTGTGGCGAGTAAACTACCCGTCACAACTCATACAGTCTTCACTCATAGCTTGTTCAGCTATATCTCCTCTTAGTACTGACTCAGTACGCATATAATACAAAGTTTTAATACCTTTTTTCCAAGCCTCTAAATGAACTTTATTAATCCATTTAGGATCTGCTTGTGAAGGAAAAGCTAAGTTTAAGCTAACAGCTTGATCTATATACTGTTGTCTTATACCAGCTTGATTAACAAGCTCTAGCTGATTTATTTCCTTGAAAGTTTTGAATACTTCTTTGATTGGTATGTCGTGATCTCCCAACGTAATTTTCTCTAATTGTTTGATACCTTGTATTGAACCACCGTCTGCTAAAATTTGATCCCATATTTTATCTGTGTTTAACTTATGTTTTTCTAATATATTTACAAGTGTAGGGTTTTTTCTGATGAAAGTTCCTTTTGCACTTTGGTCTGTAAAGACGTTAGCCGCCCACGGCTCAATGCCCGGCGAAATATTGCCAGCAAGCTTGCTATTACTAACAGTAGGAGCAATAGCCCGTAGGTGAGTATTACGAAAACCAGTTCCAACACACCAGAGAGGTTCTCCATAAGCGCTCGCCAGTGCCATACTAGCTCTTTCGCTTTCAATTTTAATTTGACTAAAAATTCTTCTTGTTTCATATTGTGCTAATAATCCTTCGAATGGTAATCCTTTCTGTTGTAAGTATGTATGCCAACCTAAAACTCCTAGACCTAACGCTCTGCCTTTTTCAGCAGATCTTACAGCATTTTCAAATCCCCTTCTATTTTTTGCTTTTTGTATAAATTCCTCTAATACACCGTCTAAAAACCATACGCTATCATATATTAAGTTTGAGTCTTTCCACTCGTGATATTTAGCTAGATTTAAACTAGATAAACAACATACGAAGCTATGGTTTTCATCTGTGTGTAATACTATCTCTGAACATATATTAGTCATAAATACTTTCAGAGCATTATCCTTATAAGATGAAGGGTTATTTTTATTTACATTACCCTTGTACATTATATAAGGTTCACCAGTTGCTTTACGTTTTTGTAGTAATTTACCCCATTTACGTCTTGCAACCTTGTCACCGTCTCTAAGTTTTCTCATAAACTTATCACCGATTATAGTACATTGATGTAGGTTTAATGATTGTCTATTAACATCACCTTTAGGTTCTCTTATTTCTAACCAGTCTTCCCAATCTTTGTGATCTATATTTAAATTAACTGATGCAGCTCCTCTACGTACAGCTCCTTGATTTGTAGCTAATATAGTTGAGTCATATATTTTACAAAAAGGTACAACACCATCTGAAGTACCATTCATTGTAATATCTGCACCAGAAGGTCTGATCATATTTAAACCAACACCAACTCCACCACCATGTTTAGCCAGCAACATCATCTCTAGGTTTTTCTGTCCTATATCTAATATACTGTCTGCAACATCAATACCAAAGCATGATATTGGTAATCCTCTTTCAGTTCCTGTATTTGATAACACTGGAGAGGCTAGACACAACCAGCCTTTCCATATGTAATCAAAAAATATATCAGCCATTTCTGGCTTTTTTAAACGTCTTGCTACAGTAGTAGCTACACGTTCATATGCTTCTTTAGGTGTTTCGCCGTTATATAAATAACCACCAGTTATAGTTTTTTTATAAACATCTGCGTCTGCCCACTCTGGGTAATCAACGCCTTTTTTCCATCTGTTACTCCACATTATAAATTTGTTATTAAGTGTTTTGTCCAAGCTATTAAACCATTTATGTTTAATGCTACTAAGTTCCATTGTTTTCTGCTTGCTACTTGAATAAGTATACAACAAAATCCAGCTATGTATAGACCAGGTATTAAAGTCCAATGTGCTGCTAATAAACAGCCTGCGCCAAAATAACCTATTCTACTAGCTAATCTTTCGCCTGGCGTTAACTTTCTAGTTCTTACCAGTAATTTTAATATATCTCTATTCATTTACCAGATATTTTCGAAATCTTCTCCCTCATTTGCTTTGCTGTAGTCGGTCGGCCTGATAGCAAAAAAATCGGTATGAGTATGCCCACCAGTAAGATGATAAAACCAATCCAAGTTTTTCGCGGCTTCTTTGTCGTAGCTAAATTCTTTTGAGAGTTCTTTATATCCGAGCTCCACAAGCTTTTCATTTAGTCTTTTCTTTATAAACTGTTTAAGATCATAAGACTTCAACCCTTCAATATCACCAGCTTCAAACATCTTATCTATATATTTCATTTCAGCATCATGCATAACATGCGCTGCATCTATAATATGTGGTTTGCATGTATCTGCAAGAAAATCCTTTTCTTCACACATATGTCTAAATAATCTACATCCCATACGTGAATGTAGTGATTCGTCTCTTACCGACCATTTCATTTGTTGACCAATACCCTTGAGTAAATTACGTAGCTGAAAGCTATAAAGTACTGCAAAAGCAGAGTATAAAGATACTCCTTCTGCAAAAGCACTAAAAATAGCCAATGATCTACCAATGTCAACAGGATCGGTGCCATCATATGAAACGAGATTATCAAAACGCTCAGCCGTAGCTGGCTCATGTAAAAACGCTTCAAAGTCTTCAAGTCCAAGTGTTTCATTTAAATAACTATAAGCTACAGCATGTATTGTCTCTTGACTTCCAAACATCATGGCCATCTGCTGTATTTCGTGTTTAGGAAACCATGATACTACTTTCTGAGTCCAGTAATCAGATACTGCACACTCAGTCTGAGCAAAACCTAATAGTATATTACCTACTAAGTTTTTTTCTCCATCTGTTAATTTTTCGTTCCAATCTTTTACATCTCCACTCATAGGTATTTCAGTATGTAACCAAAATGCTTGAGCTTGTTTTAACCAACCTTCTGTATAATACTCGGGGTATTCAAAAGGTTTGTAAGCTATTCTATTATCAAATAATCCCATATCTTAATATTGTAGTGTTAAACAAATGTCAAATACGAACACGTAAAATACGTGATCTACCTTATTATTATCTACGTCTGGATAATTTCTATATCCAAACAATAAGCCTTCAAAAAGGCCAAAGCTTAATTCCCATTTTTTCATATTATCTTCCTTGTCCTCGGTAAGCAGTACCTGAGTAATACTTACCTGATTTTTGTTTTGTATTTCTGTTTTTGCTATGGACACCTGGTCTTTTCTTTTTAGGTTTCCATTTATATGCTTGTAGATTTATTCTTGCCATGGTAAATTATAGTTTTTATATTGTTCTTTTAAATGTTTCCATTTTAAATAACCTCTTCGCTCTATAGTCCATTTTATAAACCTATCAATTTGCCTTAAAGCATACATACGTCTTGCTACTTCTTTGTTGCGTTGTTCTTTAAAATTAACTTTACTGTTTCGTCGCATTCTTTTTGATTTTGTGGTTTATACAATATAACATTAGGTAGATGTTCTTGTACATATTTTTTAAACATTTTCCATCGTAAAGGAAAACTTTCATTAGCTCTACCTTTACACTCTATAATAAATCCTCTACCCATAAAGTCTGGTGTATAAGATATGTTTAATATCTTCTTATGCCCACGATCTTTATAATCACCTTTACCATTAGCACATCTTTCAAAAGCAGAAGACTCAAACTGATACGCTGGAAATATTTCATAAGTATGTCCTTCATATACAGCTTGTATCTTAGCTTTTTTAAGAGCAATGTGCATATATTTTTCTAGTCCTGATGCAAAGTTTATCCCGTCAAAAGTAACTTTATTACTTCTGACAGGACCTTTTTTTCTTCTAAACTTCTTTCTCATCTTGTAAACATTTTTTAGCTGCTTCGATATACAATAATGCATCCATTATTTCTTCTTGTACATCCGTTAAAAACATATGTAAGTCTTTCTTACCAGTCTCTATTTCGTTTTGCATTGTTTGACCATATTTTTTCTGGCCAATAATACTACGATCGTCCATCTTCCTTAGTACAGCTTGTACTATCTTATCTTTTGTTTTAATCTGCATCTTTAACAAATGTTCCGTTAATCATTTTACCTTTTCGTTTCGATATAACGTTGTACGCTGTTGCTATACACGTTTCTATATTCACGTTGTTCAAATGTGCTAAGTTAGTTAATACCACTACCATATCGCCAATAGCATCAATAACTTCTTCTTGGTCTTTTTCTAAGGTAGCTTTAGCTAACTCGCCCATCTCTTCTTGTAATTTAATTAGTTGAGTTTTAGCATCACCTTTATCGTACAAACCTCTTTCATCAGCCCATTGTCTAATGTTCTCAAACATTTTTAAAGGTTTTTTAGAGCATTTAACAGGTTTTCTTGTATCAACAATATCATTATTCTCTTTAAACACTGAGAAAGCTTTATTGTATATATAAGATCTATCATTGTTAAACATAGATGTTTTTACATTTTTCATTATCCAGTCTATTGTACGTGGAGTAATTATAAAATTGCCGTGTTCCGTTGTCCATTCATAGCCGATCATATCAAATAATCTACCTTTTAATTTATCTACTGGACATGGAAAAGTAGTAGTTTGTTCAGTTACGTTTAAGTCCATCATAATTTTTCTATTTAATTTTCTATACGGTACCATATCTACTCGGTAACCATATTCTCTTTGTAATATTCTCTCTTTATCTGATATATAATCAACATCAGAAGAGCTTTCTAATATTTCATATTCACCTGGACCATAACCTTGCTGAACTGTGACCCGGTTATTAAGAT